CCGGCGCGAACTGCGCCTGGAAGTTGCCCACGGTCACGCAACGCACGACGGCGTCGGTGGCGCAGGTCAGCTCTTCGGGGCACAGGATCGGCGGGCAGGGCTTCGTCGGGGACACCCCGGGCGACTCCGGCGAGTCGGCGGCGCAGGCCGCCATGTCGTCTTCCAGGGTCCAGATGGACACGTTCTGCGACAGGTCACCGATGCTCATGGCGGGAGCAAAGGTGATCTTGCCGCGCGTCGCCTGGAACTGCGGCAGAGCGTCGCGGATCGGCCGACCCTCTTCGCTGCACACCGGGTGGGTGTGGTCGACGTCGCCGGGGCCACAGAGCCCACACGCGGCGGCCAGCGGCGTCTGCTGACCCTGGCCGGCACCGAACCACGACAGCATGCGCTGGTTGTTCAGGTCGACGTTGAAACCGAGCTGGCGCGACTCGTCGAACTCGCGGTTCAGCCGGAACAGGTGACCCGGGTTGCCCGGGTTCATGATCTGCTTCGCGTGGGTCGAGAACAGCGCGCCCAGCTCGCCGAAGTCGCCACGGTCCAGCTCGAAGTTCGACGCGACGCCGACACCCTTGTGCCGAATGCCGCGCTTCGCCACGGGCTCCGGGGCCTGCGGCACGCGCTCGCTGGCCATGGCCTTGATGCGGGCCACGATGGATGCACCGGTGGACGCTGCCACGGGCTCCGCCTGCGGCTCTGCCGGCGTCTTCGGGTCGTCGCCGGCCTTCGGGTCGTCGCCGGCCTTCGCGTCCGCGGCTGCCTTCGCGTCCGCGGCCTTCGCGTCCGCAGCGGCCTTCGCGTCGTCGTCGTCGAAGATGCCGGACCGCAGGGCCTTCAGCTCTTCGCGGGCCTTTGCGTCCTCTTCGGCACGCTTGTCCAGCTCCTTGCCGATGGCCTGCACGCCGGCGTGCAGCTCCTTCGCCAGTTCGAGATCCGGCGAATCGGCCTTCGTCGCGGCGTCAAGAGCGTCCTTCAGCTCCGTCTGCGCGGCGGTCAGGTCGGCGGTGGTGGGCTTGTCGTCGCCGTCGAGCGCGGCAAGGATCTTGAGCGGATCGGGCTTAGCCATGTCTGTTCCTTTCGACAGGGCACGGAATGGTCACGTGGCCTGCCTGACAGACAGTCGCCTACCCGGATAGTAGCGCCTAGGCTCGCGGGTGTCCGGCACCCCGCGGCCATCTGGGTTCCCGCGGGGTGCCGGACCTCACTTCACCAGCGACTCGACCTGTAGGCAGAACTCGACCTGGTCGCGCTGGTACGTGATCTTCGCGGCGCGCTTGCTGACGTCGGCGCTCGCGGCCTTCCACGCCTTGCGGTCGGTCATGAGCTGGTTGACCGTGCGTGTCCACCGCGGGACGTCGGTGCGGGGCACGTAGATGCCGTGACCTGCCATGGCCTCCCTGATGCCCGGGTCATTCGACGCGATCAGCGGGATGCCGGACACGGCCCCCTCGACGCCGACACGCCCATACGACTCCGACCGCGACGGGAACACCTGCACCTTGCACTGCGCGTAGAACTCGCGGGGGTCCATGAATTCGACCAGCTCGACGTTCGACAGCCCCTTGAACAGCGACACGCCGTTGCCGCGCCCGTCCTTCACCACCAGAAACCGGTGCTGCGGCAGCGAGCGCGCGACCGCCGCGACGACGGCGCCCCCCTTCCATGGCGACGACAGCGACAGCCCGACCTTGCTGCCGGGCTTCGTGCGGTACCGCGCCGGGTCGATCGGCGGGGGAACGACGATCTTGCGGTACCGGCTGCCCTTGTCCACCGCGGCGCACGCGTGCGACGGGTACCAGACCATGTCGGCCAGGCGCAGGCCCGGGTCGTTCGTCTGATACGAGTGCTGCAACATGACGCGCTTCGCTCGCGCGCGGTTGATCAGCCCCAGGGTGCCGGACGGGAGCCCAGAGTTGTAGATCACCACGTCATAGCGGGTGTCGGACCGGTATTGCCCCTGGGGCTGCACGGTCAGCGGTGCGTCGACGGGCTGCACGAACCGTGGCGACGGCACGAACACGTCGACGGTGTGACCACGGCGCGCGAGCGGCGCCACCAGCTCGACGACGGTGGTGGCCCGCCCGCGCCCGTACGCGAAGCCCTGCGCGAAGACGGCGACCCTCACGAAGCGGTTTCCAGCACCGGCCACGCGGGGTGCACCACCATGTGCGCCGAGACCAGCGTGTTGCGGCCGTTGGTCTCGAACGTGGGGATCTGCTCGATGCTCACCGGCGCCCCTGCGGCCTGTGAGAGGAACCCCGGATCGATGGTCGGCACGATGCTGCCGGCGACGGCCAGGCGGCCGTTCCCGTCCTCCCACGCACGCACCCGCGCGACGACGGTAGATGTGTCCTCATGGATCCGGCGCACGTCCGACGCCGTCATGCCGGCGTACAGATCCGCGTGCTTCCCGCCGGCCGTCAGGACACCGGTGCGGATCACCTCGCCGTTGTCGAGCGTGGTGGTCCACGAATGGAAGTTCGAGAGCTTGGGGTCAGGGTCGGGCTGGTAGCGCTGGCAGCGGGTCATGTCGCCGTTGCGGAAGCACCCCTGGCCGGCGATGTGCCCCGTGATCCGGCCGTCGGGGTGGAACGTCAGCGGCTGCATTTCCTTGCCGCGCGACTCCCACTTCGTGAAGTGCTCCGCGGGGAACACCACCGCTCGCGCGACCGTGGTGGCCGCTGCGGCGATGGGCTTGTCTGTCACCACGACGCCGTCGGGCGCCGTCAGCACCGTCGGGCACGTGGTGCAGTCGTCACCGCCCCGTAGGCGCTCGCTGAACCGCTGCGCGAGCTTCAGCGCTCCGTACCGCTTCAGGGGGTCCATCAGTCGTCGTCCTCTCCGGAGTCACCGAACGGGCAGTCGGGCCACGTCTCGTCTTCGTCGCGGATCTGCCCGTACAGGGAGCAGATACGCGCCTCGATGGCCGCGACGTCGCCGGCCGGCACGTCAGCGGCACTCACCCCGCGCCCGCCGGCGGTGGCCGCGACGCCGCGCGGCACGATACGCAGCTCGCCGTCGACGACGTCCGCGAACCCCAGGGAGTACGCGCCCATCGTCGACGGGTCGGCGTCCGGGTCACGCCACAGGAACGCTCGCCCCACGCCTTCCGTGTCCACGTTGCCGTCGTCGTCGGTGTACAGCTCGAACACGCGCCGGCGTGCGCCGTCGCCGTCCCATTCCAGGTCCCGCGCGGCGATGGGCAGGTCAGTCGACCCGACCACCGCGGCGGCTAGCGCCTTGTCGACGAAGCCTTGCCGCAGCTTCGCCAGCTTGAAGTTCCTCAGTGCGTCGTTCACGCCCGTCACCCTCCCAGGGTCGGTTGAAGCTGCGACCATCCCGTGTCGACGCGCACCAGCTCCGCCGGCGCCGCGACACACTCACACCCCGCATGATCCCCGGGGAAGGCCAGGTACCCGCCAGCGAACACGGGTATCTGGTCGACCAGAGCGTCTTTCAGGGACAGGTGCACGGGGTGAGGGTGCAGCCCCTGGTACAGGTGCAGCCACCGGTACAGCGTGCCGCCACCTGGTGACTCGACCGGCGCGAGCTGGTGGTCACGCCGCAGAACTGCCATCGTCGACGCCGCCAGCGCTATCCCGCTGACGGCCCCCCCAAAATCCGACGCTTCACCCCCGCCCGCGATCGTCGCTATCTGCCGGGCCGACATGCTCGCTTCGGCCGTTCCCGTGCCGCCCCCGCGGATCGCCGCAACCACCGACCCGACAGCGGCCAGGAACGCTTCACCGGCGCTGATCACGCGCGGATCCTCCGCCGTCGACGTCGGGATGTCGATGCCCATGGCCCGGATCCTGCCCTGCGCCCGGGTGATGATCCGCAGCACCCGCACCAACGCTTCCTGCGCGGTCTGCGTCAGCGTCGCGTCGGCGTTCGGGATCTCTCCCTGGTACGTGCGCGCGATCTCGATGTTCGACACGTCGCGGGGCAGCGCCATGCCGGGCCGGCCCTGCGACAGGGAGCGGATGCGGGCGCCCAGCTTTTCGAGCACCCGGTCAGCGATGTCCTGCACGAGATCCTGGAACGAGGCGTATGCCTGTTCGTCGATCTCCGCCAAGCGCCGGCCGTCGATCTCGACACCCTGCGCGCCGATCGCCGCAGCGGTCGGCGTGGCCGTGATCTGCCGCTGCTCCGACGCCTCGATGACGGGTTCGTCGACCACTTCCTGATCGGCAGCGGGGCCGGCCTCGATCTGCTGCCGCCCGGGGCCGGCCTCCGTCTCCGGCGCTCCGAGCTGTTCGCGCGCCCACTCGTCGGACACCAGGCCCGCTTCCCACGCCGCGAGCACGTCAGCGATGGCCGGCCGGCGCTTCAGCAGCGGCGCCGGGTCGGGGGTGATCTCGATGGCGTCGACGTCGGCGCCGGTGAGCATCGCGATAGCCGCAGCCATGGCCTGCCCCACGGGCGCCGCCAGCGGCTCGACGTGCCCCAACCAGTTGTCTTCCTGGGAGGCCCACGCGGTCCAGTGGGTGGAGTCTTCCAGGCCCAGCAGCAGCGACGGCGTGATGTCGAGTCCGACGGCGAGCTGCCGAATCAGCCGGTCGACGCGCTCGTGCAGGCGCTCGTCGATCGGGCCGGTGAAATCGAGCGTCTTCCATCCGTCGATGTACTGCTGCGGCCACGCGATCAGGTTCGGCACCGCGACCGACGCCGACTTTTCGTCCGACAGCGGGTCAGTCATGACCTTCGCTATCTTCCGCTCGAACGCCGCCGGGTCGGGGCCGGCCCCTTCCTTCGGGTAGATCACCGTCAAGAGCTGCGCGGTGCGGTTCCTCGCCGTGGCGCGGGCCTGCGCACGGGTCAGGATGAGTTCGGTGGCGATGTCCTTCACCGCCATCACGGGGGAGTCAGCACGGTCGCCTAGTGCGGGATCCTCGATGATCGTCTGCACGACGGCGTTGGCGCTCTCCGCGACCTTTTTCTGATCGTGGGGCAGCGGCGAGCGGATGACCTTCCACCGCTGGTTGCCGGCCTGCGCTGTCGGGTACCGGATCAGGTAGAACTGGCCGGCCACCTGAAGATGGATCGCCGCGTACGTCGCGATGCCACGCAGGTCGTTGCCGAACGCCTGCCGCATCACCTCGTCAGAGTCGTCGACTTCCTGACCCTCGATGCTGATGCGCCAGTCGAGCCGGCCGACCAGGCGGGCCTGTTGGTTGACGGCGTAGTGCACCTCCGGCACGCACCGGTAGATGTGCCACAGGTCCGTGTCGAGCAAGCTCGTGACGGCGTGGTTCGGGATGCGATCGAACGAACGGACCGTTGCCGCCGTGATCGGCTCGTCAGCGTTTCCGAACAGGCCCATGCGCTTCCCCTATGCGTCCGACGTCGCGGCGCTGGCGTTGCCCATCTCGACGAGCTTGGCCCGGGTGTGGATGCCCCACGAGTTCCCGCAGCCACAGCCCGACCAGGAGAACGGCCCCCATGACCCGCGCTTCGCCGCTGTCTGCACGGGCTCGCCGGCCGGCCGCGCGTACCTGGTGACGCCGGTGATGTCCTTCCCCTTGTTCCGGGA